AAAGAAGCCACAAGGATGCGGCAACCGGGCCACGTGTCCTTCCAACCACACCTATGTTACAAGGGGGACCCAAGAACGCGCGCGAGGGTATAGGGGGGATTGCCCGGACCTAGACTGGAGGGGGACCCGACAACCATATCCCCTGTCGCGCGGCCCGTGGACCGGTTCCAATGTGTATTCATGCAAGGGGGACCCGCGTCCCGAAATACCCCACCCTACGTCAGCGCTTCCGGGTCCCTTCTTGTGGCTTGACGAGGACCCGCAGGAGGTGGTATAGTGCAGATAGGAGGCAACGCCCGCGCGCCGACTTAGATAAATCACCGGGCAAGGTGGACCGGCACCTTCGCGAAGGCCCTACGGGTCGAGGCGTTAAGCCCTTCGGGGCACCGAGTCACCATTCTGGAGGTTGACGTGCAAGAACCGAACGGCCTCTTTCAGCCCCTGATCGATGCGATGAGTGGGCGGCGCGCGCAACCCCAACGCCCGCGTCAACCGGCCCCGGTTCAACCCAATACGCGTTCCTACTCCGAGGAACAGGCGCAAGCCCAAGCCCGTGAGAACAGGCGGCTGGCCGGTATCGCCGCCGTTCGCAGGACGCAAGCCGCGCGGCCCCACAGGCCGTTGACGGACGCCGAAACCGCCGCCATTCTGGCGCGATACAGGTAGCCGAGGGTTCGCAACCCCGGCAGGGAGTAGCCTTCCCGTCGCTCAAACAGGCTAGGTTATCGGGCGGCTCGGGTCAAACCCCTCTGCCGCCCGGTGGCCGTTCCCTCCCACAATCCGAAGTCCATTGACGCGGCTGGCCGGGCCGTGCTACCCTCCGGGTATGTCGGACACCGATCTTGTTCCCGTTGAGGCGTCGGTCGAACCCCGCAGCAATGCGCCGAGGGTTTCGGAGGGCGATATCTACAACGCCCTGATGGAGGCCGACGGGAATAAGTCCGAAGCCGCCCGCGCCCTCGATATGCGTCGGGAAGTGCTACAGGAACGGATTGACCGTTCTCCGACCCTCGCCTCCCTGATGAACAACCTCAATGAGGATATCATCGACGAGGCCGAAAGCAATCACCGGAAGCGTGTGCGGTCGGGACAGGACCCCACGGCGGAGCGGTTTATCCTGCAGACGCTCGGGAAGCATCGTGGATACACGACCGGGGTGTCGGGGAGCGGGAAGGACGGGGATATCGTGATCACCGTGCGGAAGTTCGGTGAGCCGGATGGCCAATAAGGTCCAAGTCACCCTTCCCAACATGGGTTGGGAGCCGCGCCCCGATCAAATGCCGCTTTGGCACTATCTGGACCGGGGCGGCACACGGGCCGACATGGTTGCCCACCGCCGCTGGGGCAAGGACGACGTGTCCCTTCACAGGGCGGCGGTGGCATCCCAAGAACGCGTCGGCACCTACTGGCACATGCTTCCCGAGGCAAGCCAAGCCCGGAAGGCCATCTGGGACGCCATCAACCCCCGCACGGGCAAGAAGCGTATCGACGAGGCGTTCCCAAAGGAAATCCGCGCCTCCACCCGCGAACAAGACATGATGATCAAGTTCAAGAACGGGTCCACGTGGCAGGTTCTTGGCTCGGACAACTATGACAGCCTTGTCGGTTCGCCCCCCATCGGGGTGGTTTTCTCCGAATGGGCGCTCGCGCGGCCCGACGCGTGGGCCTACATTCGCCCCATCCTGCTGGAGAACGGCGGCTGGGCCATCTTCATCTGGACGCCGCGCGGTCGGAACCATGCGACCCGCGCCTTTGAGGCCCGCGAGAAGGACCCCGATTGGTTCACGATGCGGATGCCCGCCACGGAAACCACTGTCTTCACGCCCGAGCAGCTGGCCAAGGAAAAGCAGGATATCATCGACGAATGCGGCTCCTACGCCGAGGGCGAGGCCAAGTTCAATTCCGAATATATGGTGGACTTCGACAGCGCCGTTCCGGGGTCCTACTACAACGAACAGATGCAAACGCTGCAGACGGCGGGCCGCATTGGCAATTTCCCGCACGACCCGAACCAGCTTGTCGACACCGCGTGGGACCTTGGCATCGACGACTATACTTCGATCTGGTTCTTCCAGCGTTTCGCGGACCATATCAACATCATCGACTACTACGAAACGTCCGACGCGGGCCTTGACACCATCGTCAGAGAGGCGATGAAGAACGAGCGCAGCCGCGAATACACCTACGGAATGCACTACCTGCCTCACGACGTTATGGTGCGGGAAATCGGGGCCGGTGGGCATACCCGGAAGCAGACGCTCCACAAGCTGGGGCTGGTCAAAATCCGCGTCGGCATCGCTCGGGACCCCGAAGAGCGTATCAACGCCGTCCGCCGGGTCCTCCCCTATTGCCGGTTCCACGACGAACGCACCAAAGTGGGTTCGGACCACCTCAAGCAATATCGCAAGAAGTGGAACCAGTCCATGGGGGTCTTCACCGGACCCCTCCACAACGAAGACAGCCACGCGGCAGATGCCTTCGGCGAGTTCGCGATCAACGCGAAAATCCGCTCGATGCCCGTGGAAAAAGAGAAGGCCCCCATCGTTGATCGGTGGGCACGTTTGCGTAAGAAACCCGTCTCCAACTGGAAGGTCATGTAATGGCTGACAACCTTTTCGCCGACGTGGCCGACCCGGAACAGTCCGAGCGCCCGGCAGACCCCGACAAGCCCGCCTACACGTCCCCCAAGACGCTGGCGGACTGGAAGATGCGTCTGCGGGACTACATGTCCACCACACAAGAGCGTCGGAAGAAGTCTGAACTCAACTTCAAATACTACGACGGCGACCAATTCACCTCCGACGAACTCTCCAAGCTGGAAGAGCGCGGTCAGCCCGACGTCGTGATCAACCGTTTCCGCGTGGCCATCAACGGCATCCTCGGGGTGGTTTCACGATCACGGACGGACCCCCGCGCCTACCCTCGGACCCCCGGCGACGAGAATGCGTCCGACGTGGCAACCGACTGCCTTCGCTACGTGACCCAACGGAACCGCTTCAAGTTCACGAAGGTCATGCGGATGAAGGAATACCTGCTGGGTGGCACCTGCGCCATCTTGGTGGGTGTGAACGACGACGGGGACCCCGACCTCATCCCCATCCGCTGGGAAGAATTCTTCGCCGACCCCCGGAGCCGCGAGCCGGACTATTCGGACGCCCGCTACATGGGTCTGGCGAAGTGGATGTATGCCGATGAAGTCAAGGGCATGCGCGAGAACGACGAGGCGTTCGACGCGGAAATCGACGCGGCGGTCGACACCGGCCAAGCGGGCGGCTTGAGCGCGGGGAACGGGTCAGATGACACGTTCGATGACCGCCCGACCGACCAAGGCTGGATTGACACCAAGACCAAGCGCCTGATGGTCGTGGAAATCTACGAGCGCTGCAAGGGCACGTGGCACTACGCCAAGTTCTGGGAAGGCGGCATTATCGAGAGCGGCGTCAGCCCCTATCTCGACGACAAGAAGCGCCCCTGCAACCCCATCGTCGCCCAATCCTGCTATGTCACCATCGACAACGAGCGGATGGGTTACGGCGACGACCTGCGCCCCATTCAGGACGAAATCAACAAGCGCCGCCAAAAGGCCCTGTGGGAGGTTTCGAGCAGCCAAATCGAGGCGTCGGACCCCTCCGCGATCGAAGTGGAAGCCGATCAGGCCCGCATCGAGGCCGCGAGGCCCGATGGCGTTATCCCCTACGGCTGGAAGAAGGTCGCCGGGACCGACAAGAGCGCGGGCAACATGTCCCTGCTCTCCGAAGCCAAGAACGAAATGGAGCGTTTCAGCCCGAACCAAGCGATGCTGGGTCGGCAAGGCTCCGATACGTCGGGAAGGGCGCTGCTGGCCCGTCAACAGGCCGGTCTGGTCGAGTTGGCCGTTCCGCTGGACCAGTTCGAAGATTGGGAACTGCGCATCTACATGCAAATCTGGTTCCGGTGCAAGCAGTTCTGGACCGAACCGATGTGGATTCGCATCACCGACGACGTGGAAGACCCCAGGTTCGTCGGTCTGAACCAGCCCCGGCAGCCCGCCCCGGCCCCGATGCCCGGCATGGCCCCGGAGGCCCCGTCGATGGGTATGGGAGCGCCCCCGCCGCCCGGTATGGCCCCCGCGCCCGGCCCCATGGCCCCGCCCGTCGACGAGGCCACCATGATGGCCATGGCGGGCATGCAACAGATGGGCATGCAGCCGCCGGAAGCCCCGCCGCTTGACGCAGGTGGGCAAGCGGTGCTACCTTCGGCTCCTCCGATGGACCTTACGGGAGTGCTGGGATACGATAACGTCGTCGCCGAAATGGACGTCGATATCACCTTGGACACGGTGCCGGAAACCGCCACGATCATGGCGGAGCAACTCACGGAACTGCGGAACATGGTGTCGTCCAACCCGCAATACGCGCAGGAGGTCCCCTTCGAGGTCATGCTGGAAATGACCGCCCTCCCCCGCAAGCGCCAGCTGATCAAGAAGATCGAAGCGCACAAGGCGGCACAGGCGAAGGCAGCCGCAGAACAACAGGCGAAGGAAGAGGCCAAGCAGGACGCCATCATTCAGGCGGAACTGGAACTTCAGGCCTCCGAAACCCGCCTCAACGACGCGACCGGCGCGGCCAAGACCGCCGCCGCCCGTCAAGGAGAAATCCGGACGGCCACCCAAGCGGACAAAACGCTTTCGGGGGTCGAAACGGAAGAGGCAAGGACCGAAATGGAGGCCATCCGCACCGGCCTCGAATTGGCCCAAGCTTCGGACCCCGTCGCCGGGGGCACTTCGGGCGATACGGATTAGGGGCCGTTCCTCTAGAGCCGCCGCCGGGCATTCGGGCGTTCGGGAAGCCGCCGTTACGGGCTAGGAGTGAGACAAGTGGCTGACGAAAATCTGGAAGACGCCCTGTTCGACGAAGAGTTCGTCGCCCCTGTGGAAACCCCTGC